CCATGGAGAATCACGACAACCTTTCCTTTTGGATTACCTTTCTCTTTCCAATACATGACGTGCCCTTCTGTAAGTGGAAGAGTCGGCATGTCCCTACTAGTAGGCCCCTAAAAGTGACACGGGCTGCTTTTTGGTCATTCATGACGCACGATGACCTTCTTACTAACCACCCTTGTGTTTCTTGCAGCCACAATGACCAATACATTTGCGAGTCTAATCGACTGCGGATCGGCCTATACGGTCAATCATCTTACAGTCGATCCGCCTTCTTCTGTGGCAGTGAATCAAGCCGTAAAGATGCAAGGAAGTTTCTATGTACCCGACCCCATCCTAAATGGCACAGTTCATACGAAGGTAAGTATGAACTTTGTCACTGTCTTTGAATCAACGGAAGATCTCTGTAGTTATATTTCATGCCCCGTATCAGCAGGGCATCAGTCATTCAATCGTACTATCACTTGGCCATCAAATCTCTGGGGCCGGGTCTACACAACGATGGAGTTTTACGATCAGTTCCGGCGCCCTTTTCTCTGTCTGCAGTATAATGTCTATGCGACGGGCCAGGCTACCAATGAGACAGGATGGTTTGGATTTCTCGCAGCCTAGCCTCAACGGGCCGATAAAAAATTAAATAAATTGGCAATATCCAAAAAGAGTCCTATGGAATCGCTCGGATAATTAGGAACCTTGCAGACTCCAGCATTTTGCTTCAGACGCTGCGTATCATATGCTAAATAGATAGTAAATAGCACAATACCAAAATCAGCAATATAGGAGAGCGGTGCTGTATCCTTTCCACCTGTGGCTAAATAGGCACCATACCCTAATTCAGCTCCTACAAGCCCTATGAGCCCCGCAAATAGATAGGGTCCAAACCCCAATATATTTTGACGATCATAGAACCCCAGGGCCGTCATACCGACAAAAATACCGCCCAATGTCATCAAGACACGACTCAAAATTTGTTTATGCTCATCGTGCTGTAACAGCGTTTGACTGTTCTGGCCGATTGAAAAGGCAAAGGCGATGAAACACAGGTACTGGAAGAGTGATCCAGGGCCCGTTAGTAGAATGCCAAATAAAGCCGCAAACCCAATCACGGTATTGAGAATTGCAGTCCAGGCATTTTGTTCGATGCCCGTTACGAACTCGGCTGAACAGAAGGCAATTGCACAGGCAGCCGCTAAATGTAGATAGACAAACGCAAAATAATTCGGGCAGCCCATTCTACTTAAGGGGGCCATAAAGTGCCAGTGTTCGAGCGGAAGGATCGGTTGCTCCGTCAATGAACCGCGGCATCCACATGGCAGGGATCAGTGCGGCTGCTGCCTCTGGATAGGATTCATGGAAAAGGGAGCGGTACCACGCAGCCTCCCCTGTCTTAGGTGGATTCACCGTATAGTGACCGGTCCAACCGCTGGGAAACTCCTCTTCTCCTCGCTGCTTCGCAGTTTCAAACCAGGACTTTTCTGCATGGCTGATGCCGTCACTAAAGGCCTCCTTACGTCGCCATAGAACAGATTCAGGGAGGAGACCAGAGGCCGCAAAGGCTGCACGGAGAACATGCTTCTCCATCCTCTCGACAGTTGGCCGGAGAAGCCTTGTGGGAAGAGCTCGTGCGACCGACACAAACTGCCGATCCAGGAAGGGTGATCGGGACTCCAGGCCGTGTGCCGCCATCGAACGTTCGGAACGCAATACATCGTACCGGTGGATTTCATCGAGCAGCCGAGATGTTTCCGCTTCAAATGCCGCGTCAGAGGGGGCGCTTCGCATATACAGATAGCCGCCCAGTATTTCATCCGCGCCATCTCCATTCAAAATGACCTTCACGGTCGGTGTTACTCGTCGAATAAAGGCTCCTAACAGATAATTGCCGACCGAGGCACGGACGGTTGTAATATCAAAGGACTCAATGGACTTGATCACTTTAGGAATAGCCTCTAAACATTCCTCCGCCGTTACGATTCGTTCATGATGGATGGATCCAATATGGGCCGCTACTTCTCGAGCCTTCTCAAGATCCGGAGATCCCTCCATCCCAATGCTGTAGGTGTGGAGAGGAGTTGTCAGATTTCGGGCAGCGATAGCCGCCACAAGGGAGGAATCCAGGCCGCCGGAGAGACAGGCCCCCACCTCCCGCACAGTGGCTAAACGCTTCACAACAGCGGCTTCCAGTGCAAATTGAAGGGCCGGGCCAATCTGAGATTCCATAGACTCAACGTGCGGAGATTTCAGCCAAGGAGGCTGGTGCCATGTCTGGGTGGTCGCGCGGAGTGGCGATGCCAATGAGAAGGAGGTCTCTGTACCGGGGCTTACTGCGGAAATTGCAGTTAGAGTACCTACATGATGGGGGAAGCCCTTGAGTTCACTCGCAAGGCAGGAGATTCCTGATTCGAAGGAACCAAAGAAAAGCGGTCGGACTCCATAGGGATCACGGGCTACGGATACTGTTTCTGCCTTTGGATCTAAGACAACAATTGCAAAATCACCATCCAGGAGACGACAGGCGGCTGTAAGATCCATAGTGGTCAAGAGAGCTGGAATGACTGCACAGTCACTCGCTCCTCGGGGTACTGCTAACTTCAAAGAAGAAACCAGGGCGGCTGAGTTAAAGATCTCCCCATTGCACATGACAATTCGCCCATCTGCAAGACGAAAGGGCTGCTCCTGCCCAGCGGCGCCTTGTACGTGGAGGCGTGTGAAGCCGACCCCCACTCGGATCCCAGATCCAAGCGTCAAAAGATCGCTATAGGCCTCATCCGGGCCGCGATCCATTAATCGTGTTACACAGTTATGCATTTCATATTTAGGGAACGGGTCAGCGACCGTCTCATTCCATACTAAACAAATTCCGCACATCGCTTCTCTCCTTCAGATCCCGTTTATTTAGATTCATTCAGTTGGCTCCACAGCCGCCGTATACCGTACCTCGTAATTCACCAACCAGAGCTTTCGTGCTGTATCCTGCCGATTCATGAAATCGCGAAGAGCAGGAAAATACGGAGGAACATTCTGCTTCCGAGCCTCCCAGAGCAACTTGCGATACTTCTGTGGAGCAGATCCCAAACTTAGCTCATGCTTCTTGTAAACCTGGAGATAGAGATCATGAAAGGCCTGGGTGCAGCCCTTGAAGGCCTCTACGATCCCCTGAGAGGTAACCGCCTCCTCAGGATAGATCTCCATATACTCCCGGTAGCTCCGGGCCGACTTGGACCAGAGATCAAGCCAGAGGAACGGGAGCTTCGCCTGATTGCCCCGCAGGAATCGTGCATGAGAATACAAATCGGAGCGTAGCTTGTAGCGATCCGTGCCATTCTTAAGGACAACTCCCTGGAAGGCATAACGGTCAGCTGCAGCACGGGCGGCCACATAGGTCACCACGCCCTCCAACGTCTCAAGAGTTGGATAGGTCGCAGGATGCTTCAGGGAGCTGGACGCTGTCCCGATCACCTCAAAGTTTCCCGTGGCCGGATCAATCCGATATGTCTCCGTCAGCGTCAATGTAGGAGCTCCATACAGCGCCGGGACCACAATGCGCTCTTCAGGATGATTCAAGACAAAGGAGTAGCAGCAACTCTTGTCAAGAGAGGCCAAGTCCAGCCCTTGCATTTTACAGGTCTCCGCAAAGAGCTCTGCAAAGGGCCGCTTTCCGTAGAAATTCCCACCGGCCCCCAGCATGGTTCTAGAGGCCAACTTCCAGGAGTCCGAGGCAGAATCGTAGAAGGTGTTGATCATAATGCCATCCACAAACTCCTCTACATGCCATCCATGAGGGGGCGCGGCGGAAAAGGGGAGGCCCCGAAAGGGAGAGATACAGGCAGGGCGATTGGTCTCCATATTCCAGATCACGGATCTGAAGAATTTGGTGTTGATATGGGTCATATCGCTAGTGCCCTTATCATAATGCACCAGTACGTAGGGATCACCCGGTGCCCGGAAATCACGGACAATGAGTCGGCCACCCGCTGGGCTCTTCAGGTAAGAAACAAGTTCATCTGCCGTAGGAAACACGCCGATCAGTGTTGCGAATGTTGTGTTCATGGTATTCGTAGTCATCGTACTACTACTTGGGCCGTCGACGGTGAGTGTCAAGTTTTCATTCAGGGTCAAAGGTTCAGAACAAGGATGAATTTCCAATGGGAAAGTAGTCACAACAAGGTCCGGAAGAAGAGATTGAATTAAATTATGACGAATCCCCTGAACCAGGACAAGATGCAGGACAAGCTGCAGTAATTGATTTAGAACAAGAGGAGGCAGCCGCCGCCCCTGCAGCAGTTGCATCTGCAGCTGATGAAGGCGAAGAAGGCGAAGAGGGAGAAGGCGAAGAAGGCGAAGATGAAGATGAGGATCCCCTTCACATAGGCAATATGATCATGCTTGTAAGTGGGAAACTCGGAATTATCACAGGCCGCATTACCTATCGTAGTCTGGCCCTTGTTCGTATAACTCCCCAAGAATCCAGCAATACTGCAGTAGAACTTCCTCTCCTAGAAGACGGAACTGGATTTGCTCCCGATCTTGAAATTGGAGAAATTGAAATAATTGAAACACAGGAGTCAGATTATTATGTGGATACGCTTGGCGTACGGGAGGGAGAGCATGTAGAATTTTTCAAGGCCGATGGAAGTATTGCAGCCCCTCCGGGTATTGTGGCTGCTATAACAAAGACTGCAGATGAAGACTCTATTACACTTACCGATGAACGCCGTTTTCTATTCCAAGGAGAAGGCCCCGCTGCCCCTATTGCGGTGATTCGTGTAACATCGGCCCTGAATCGCCCGGCTGCAGCGCAAGGAGAGGAGGCATCCGCTGCTGCCAGGGGGCCTCTCCAACAGGATGAGGAGTTCGATATTTTCTCTCTTCTACAATCGGTGATGCCCTCGTCGGCACTGGAAGCAGTTCCCGTGACTGAAATGCGATTTTCGGACTCTATTCAACGGGAGGATATGTTTCAGGATCTTCTCAAGGATCTGAAACCCAAACAGCGGACGAATCCTCGCCGTATCCGACTGCTTGAACGTGAAGTCGATCTCTCCATTTCTTTAAAGAACAAGATCATCCGCCGCGGCCCGACAGGGCAAATGGAGGGCCTGACGAAAACGTCCATCCTAACACTGGAAGATGCACTTTCTCTGAATCCCCGCCCCCTCCCAGCAGCCATTCCAATTGTTGCTGCGGCACGGATTCTAAACCTCGATAAACTCGGAGATGCACGATTCAAAGAATCCGATGTAACTCCCCGCATTCTTACCGATGTAGAACTGGGTGGAGTTCTTGCAACGGAACTCTATGAAGAGTCTGATGAGGCGCAGGATTTCTATGCCTATACATATGCTACACTCGGCAGAGATCTACAGACACTGACGAACAAGGGATCTTCTCAGACCCAAGGCTGGGCTGAGGATCAGGATGTCATTCGTACAGCAGGTTATGATGAACCGGTTCAGGGTCTGAGCTACAAACTTCCGAAAGCCATCCCAGTAACAGCCGATAAGCCCAGTACTACACTAGTCTCCACCTCACAGCTCATTTTCAATGTTCATGACCGCTCCATCCGTGTTCTAAAGGAAGACATGATGATTATGCCGTCGAAAGGGACACGAACCTTAATAGGGCCGAGTGATCCTTCCACTATACGAGGTTATACAATTTTGCCGCTCAAAGCCGCACTAACTCTGCGTCCTCCTAGCCAACCCGGTGATCTCCCCTCTGCTCTTCTTTATTCGGCGGCCCTTGAATCGGATAATCTGCCCACAATTGCCGCAACTCTCACACAGTTACATTCCATTGAACCTGGCAACCCGCATCAACCCTGGACTCTTTCTGCCGAACAAGCCGCTGACTTTCAAATCGCAGAGTGGCTTCGTCTTGTGCTGCCCTATGCGGTACATCCTGCAGATGCATTGGGTGGAAGAACCGCGCCTCTGCTAAATATTTTTGATACACTTGGACTCAATCGTGTTGATTTATCACTTCCTGTTGCAGAAGTTCTCAATGAGTTTGTGGCAAAATCCCAGAATGAATGGCGCCAACAACTTGTAGTGCGTCGCCGTGCCATTCAAGACTTTCTGGATGCAGAACCAGAGCGGACATTCCAAAGTGCCACGGGCGACGATTCTCCTCTTTGGTCAGATGCAGAAGGCAGTTTAGTACGCACAGCTTCACTCAGTGAACTTCTTGAGGATATTCGGCTGCGTAATCCCACAATCGCCGGTTCTCCCATCTTGTTAACAGCCTCCTTTCTTTTGGAAGCGCAGGGCGACGCAACACCCTTAGTTGCGAATGCCATTGCTACTATGGATGCCAGACCTCTTCCCCTTGACGCAGTCATTGCAGCAACGGGTCTGGCTCAATCCCGTGCTTATACTCTCCGCCGTAAGGCTCTTCAGGATCTCGAATTGCTAAGGTTAAAAGCAGAGCCAGAACGTAACAGCTGTCCTCATGCCAATAAACTGGAGGCCATTCGCAATGTGAAGGATAATCTAGAGCGTTCTAGACTCCTCCGCGAGTTTATCGAACTGTACCAAGGAGCTGATTCCGGATCCTGGATGACCTGCGCCCTTTGCAATGAAGCCTGTGTCTGCTACCACGAACTCCTTGAACTGGAGGCCTTGGCGCAACCCGCAAGGCTCGATACAATTCAGAAACAGATCATGATCCGATTTGGCGGAGAGCGATACCAGGGCAAGATTGTGTGCAAGAACTGCGGTCAGCCTCTTCGTGATATTGATTATGCAGAAGGTCCTGAATACGACGATGAAGGCAATGTTGTAGTGACCCGCTCCGTCTTGACCGAAGATCAGATGCGGGAGGATCCCGAAGAATCTGTATTTGCACAAACCGTTCGTGACCTTCTGAAACCGGCCATCGAATTCACGACGGCGCCCCAACGGGCCCTTGCTGCAGCCCTCGATGTTATCCTGGATCGAGCCGGTATTCAGATGGATGTAGAAGTCGTGCGGCAGACAGTTCGATATGCAGATCTCTATGTTAGTGCAAGGACCCCTCCTCCTGCAGCCTATGAAGCCAGTCGGAAGAAGGCCATGACGGCCGCCTCTGCGGCCATCAAAAAGGCTACATCAACGGCAGCCTCCACCATTGCCATGCCAACCTATGAAGCGGTTATCGATAATTTACGCATTTCTGCATTGGGGGGCCTTGTGACCCTTGCACTCCAGATGGCAGATCCTCCTGTTATCGTGAATAATCCTTTTCCAATCTGTCCCTTGAGTCGTGCAGGATGGCCCATGGAAGATGGCGCTGAACCAGATCCTTCCAAGGGTGCCTTGCATTATGTGGCCTGTGTGGTGGCCTCCATTGACCGCGATGAAGCGCCTTGGTCGAATTTAACGTGGGCCCCTATTTCTTCACTCGATGCCCGTAAGAAGAAAGTGGGAGCAGCCCTGGTGGCGCCCATCAAGGTGCTTCTGGGCCTTGATGAAAAAGGGGCTACACTCTCTGTCACTCCAGAGATCCGCTCCGCAATGCAGCGTTCGAAATCAGATGTTGTTGCCCTGAAGGCTCGGGCTCTGATCAGTAAAAAGGATGAACTGCCGCCCAGATTTCGCCCCGAACCATTTCCTGAGCCGACCGCACACCCTGTCCTCGAAGTGGCAGCTGCCGCTGGGCCGACGCCCGAAATACGTCGAGCTCTGGAACAAGAGGCCCGTGCTACTGTGGTAGAACTGCATGAACCCGATGCATTTCGCCCTGTATCTTTACAAGAAGCAGAGAGGGGTCAGTTGCAAGGTCGTGCAGCCGCAGGGTCCGCAATTGACCGTCTGCAGACTATCTATGCAGTTCCACAGCAGGAAACACGACTATGGCCCTCCTTTGAAACACCAATTCCTCGGCCTGTGGAGCAAATTGCAGACCCTGCGGCTGCCTTCAAGCTCTTCTTAAAATATTGCTACTACGGCCCTGCTGTTGGATCCCCTCACGAATTTTCATATGGCAATACCTGTCGTCAGTGTGGCTTCGAAATGGGTCAGCCCCCAGCTCTTGTTGAACTAGAGACGGATGGTCCAGCTATTTTGACGGCTCAGAAGGGGCCGCTTCAAGTCCCGGCTCCTATTGCCGATGAAACATTTACTGCATTATCAAATGCTGTTCGCCGAAGAAAACTCATTCAACAGCCCCCTCCACTTCTACCACCAGAATGGCGGCGAGGCCTTACAGAATTAGTCAGTGTTCTTCATCGAGGAACTGCGTATGAAGAAGTAGCGACATTACTGGAGCCTATTCTGGCCAATCCAGCAATGGATACTGTTACGGATGAGTTAGAACGCGGAGTTCTCTGGTCTCCATTGACTGTTCACATGGATGGACTCCTGGCTGAAATCACGGAACGTATCGGTCCTGTACTCGGAGGCGGAAAACGTGGCGCAGAGGCTGCTGCCGCATTGGCAACCTTCCAGACAATTACGGAGGAGCCTTTCCTGCAGGGGCCGCGTGTACTTCAGGAATACTGGTCGGCCAAGGCCATGGCTGCTGCGACGGGCACTTCTATAACAACTGCTAAAGGAGCCAAATGGTTTCGAATCTCAAAGCAGCACAATGACTTGATTAACAAAATGCTTCAGGAAAATGCTGTATGGTTTACTGAATCATTACAGGAGGGTTCTAAGACAGCGTTGCGACTCGTGGCAACGACCTTGGGTCCCGTCCTTCGTGTATGGATCGATCATGTCAAACCGTCCGCTACTCTGAATGGCTGGACTATGACGGAAGCCCAAATTTTACTGCGTACACTGGTCTATCAGGTCTGGCGAGATGCGGTTGTCTCTACCTCACGTCTCTGGTCACCTATCCCTGAACCACTGGATGGAGCAGCGCAGTGCGCAAATTGGACGCGGCAACTTATGATACATGCAAAGAAACACTATATCCGGTATTCAAAGGATAGGATTCAACAGGTTCTTCAGCAAATTGCGGATCTTGATCGCGAAAGCATTGTTCGTGAATTCCGCGATTCAAATGATAATGATCGCTTGGGGGCCATGATGTTTATGAAGCAGCAGGGCATTGGTCGCTGGGCTGTTCAGGCAACAACAAAGAAATATGACGCAGATTTATTTGAATTTGAAGCTAAACAGCGCGAGGCGCAGGGGCGTGGCGCCGCACCACCCGTCGATCCCTTGGGGTTAGAAGTAGAGGGAGATGGTCCCGCTGTTGTAGTCAATGATTTCGGTGCTATGGCGGGTCCGGCGGTGGAGGATGGGTACAATGTGGCACAACAGGCAGACGATGACGGGGGAGTAGACGGCGGTGACGCGGGGTTTACGGCCTGTTAAATTCGGAGGGGCCGTTAGGATGGAGCTACTCTGGTTGGCAATCGTTTTTTATAGCATGGGGCTAGGTGTTATTCTTTATCTTCGACCTGCCCTAATGTTTAATGAAAACGGCACGTGGAAGGAATTTGGATATCAGCGTGATTCCCGGTACACAATTTTTCCGGTTTGGCTTTTTATAATCACGTGGGCGATTATTAGTTATGTTCTTTCGATGGTCGTGTCTTCCTACATTGTTCAGATGGGGACTCTAGCAACAGCAGCAACAGGCATGGTGGCCTCCTTTCACGAACAGCCGGCATCCTCTTCTGCAGCACATTCCTTTGCTTCCCGAATGTTTTCCAAAAATGTTCCCGAAGAGGATGAAAGCCAGAGTGACAGCGACCAGGAAGTGATTACCATGCCTGATCCCGATCCTCCCAAGAAGAGACGATCCTCGAGAGAAAAAGAAAAGCCGCGACCGGGCTACTATGTTCTGGAACCCGAAGGCGGCAGTAAGGGGCTTCGAAAATACGTCTATTATGGCCCCTCACCGCCAACGGATTAGCTACACTGAGCTCCCGATATGAGATTCCCTGCTCCTATTCCTAATGCTCCTGCAAAGAAGGCCCATACAGGGGCCGAAATAGCGGTTTCAGTCACAGTTTGTATATCATATTGTGACTGTTGCAGTAAATTTTTAAGAGCTAGACTAGATACGGAAGGAGGCATCGCAGATGTATCCTTCTTTTCATCCAAGGCACCCCCACGCATAACAGACACAAATTTCTGTGCAAATTCCGCTACTTCCGGCGTTAATAATGCATAGTGGGTCATCACAAGATCAGAAAAGGCTAATCGAGCCCAATCCATAAATAATGGCATTGCCATAAATCCTGCTGCTGCTGCAGTTCCAACAAAGGAGGCAACAGCAATTGCCTGAAATGATTTTACGCCTGAGCATAATTCCGCCTGAAGCCATGTAAGGAAGCCCATATGAATGCCAAACGCAAACAGAGCAAACACGCCTAAAATAATATATTTACCAGATCCCGACATTGGCAGGAAATTTACAGTCATAGCCGCTGTAGCCGCCATAAGAGCTCCACCGCCGAACATATAGCCGTATAATAAGCCGTCCATCCTCTGGGAACTTCGCAGAAAGTAATTCAGCAGCTGGAACTTTTCTATGTGATCCAAGTAAATGGCGCAGTTTGCAAATCCGTCAGATATCAAAAATCTGAGTGATTGGGTGGCACGATTTGGCAAATATAAGAATGTTATACTGGATCCGGTGACCGGAGAACCCGTTGTTCTGGAGGCAAAGAAAGAGAATCCAGCAGTTGTGCTTCGAATCCCCTGGAAACGTGAAGGCGATGCCATGGTAGTTCTTACAAATCCTTCCCGGTTCTCCGCCGCCAGTGTAGCGGCTGCTGCACAACGGTTTAAAGATGCTACTGTTCCTGAGCATGAAGATGTTTCAGTGGAGACATTACGATCGATTGAAGGGCGACTTCTGGAAGCCTGGAGAGTCTATCGTGCAGACCCGTCGAGACCACGAATGAAGGACATTAACGGTCTTGAGAAGGAGTTGTTAGCAGCGGAATTAGCACAATCTAGGCCGGATCGTGGTGTATTAGAAGGACGCTATATGGTCCCCATTTTACCTATCGATCGGCGATCAATAGGAATAGCGGATGTAGGGGCATCGCCAAACGCTGGTCGGGCTACTGCTTCTGGAAGGAATCTCAGAGAGGCAACAGGTGGTGCAGCGGCTACTGCAGCGGATACGGAGTAATTCGGGACTCATTCTTATCACAATCCACTGTATCGGCATGGTATTTAAAGCAGACACCATTCCGATCCTGGTAGACAATTTTCCCTGCATTATCCATATTCGGGTATTTATAAATGACAACCGGTGTTGGCTTCAGTACATAGATAAAGAATATACCAAAGAAGATTCCGATTAAAAACGGTAAAAGCTGCAAATGATTAAAAAACTTCATATGCGTCCCTACTTCTATACTAGATAAAATCTCAGGATGCAGTAAGGATGGCGAACTATTGGGTTCTTATGGAAAACCCGTGGTTGGCAGCAGTACTAAGTTTCTTCATTGGATTCGGTATAGCCGCCATGTTTCGCCCCATGTGCCGCGGCCCCGAATGTATAGTTCTGCACGGCCCCCCTGTCAAGGATGTTCTTGATAAAGTCTATCAGATGGGCGAAAAATGCGTAGAGTTCACCACAGAAGTAGTACCGTGCCCCGAAGATTCAAAGGATGTTGTAAAAACAGTAAAATTTGTAAGTGCTTGATGCGGATCAACCGCAACAGAATAATCTCAGAATGTCCTAAATGCAGAGTACCCCTATCGATCAACTGCAGGAACCCGCGCCTGGCCCCCCTGCGGATGAGGAGCGGGTGAAGCGTATTCTGGCCGAGATGAATGTTGAAAACACGGTTCAGGGTCCGCCCCCACCTCAAAGTCAAAGTCGTGTGATCACAGAGCCCCCTATTTCTATGAGCACGGGGACGCTTCGAATGGATCCCGGGACGGCTCGCGCCCACGTAATTGGAAATTCCAGTCCTACGATGGCTGATTTCCAGGCAATGTTCCAAGCGGCGCCCCCCGGCATGGCACCGTATCCGATAGCGAACGCAACCGCGACCGCTACCCCTTCTTCTGTTCAGGTAGCCCGGCCTAAAGAAAAGGATGCAACCTTCTCATGGAAACAGAGTCTCCGAGAACCTCTGGCCGTTACGATTCTAGTATTTCTATTAAATTTGCCTGTTGTAACATCCATTCTATCTCGGTATGCCTCGTGGATGTACTTGAATTCTGGCGAAATCAGTGTTGCCGGGCTTATCGTCAAGGCGCTTTTGGCCGGTTCCATTTTTTTTGCCTACCAATTCATCAATGGATTCTTTGAAAAATGAGGGCCCTAGACAGAGATGGATGCTGTACAAGCGCTCATGAGGAAACCGTCGACTGCAGATTCCCTTGCCCTTACCATATTTGGCTTTGCAACACTCTATGCCCTTCTCTGGGGCTGTAAACTATCCATCCTTGTTGGCCTTGCATTTGTTATGATGATGCTCGGCGCCCTTCCCCAGCAAGTAGCCCTGGCTTTCTTAGTGGGTGCAACTGTTACGGTTTTGCTCCAGCCCAGTCGTAAACGAGCTGCATTAGAAGGCTTTGCTGATGTGGCTACCGATAACACGGGATCTGCGAATCAGGGTGAACCGACGACTACAGAACACGTAAACGGCGATAATGATGAAGAAAATGAGGATTCCACAGAGAAAGATACAGAGGCCTTCTCCTCCAAGCCCCTGCTTCCCGATAACACGGATCGTAAGGAACCCCTTGTTCTTGGCAAGGCCTACACGCTCCCGAAGGAGGCGGATGATGCTGGGTTTCACTTAGATGCTGGAACTACATTCCTGAATGCCTACAAGGCTATGAAGCCCGATCAGATTGCGGCCATGACACGGGATACACAGGAGCTCCTGGCTACCCAGAAATCCTTGGTCTCTATGTTGGACTCGTTCGCACCGCTCATGAAGGACATGGGCAAGATCACGGGATTTCTCGGCTCTAAGTAGAGAGGATGAGCAGATCAACCTATGTTATAATACTAGGAATTGCACTTCTAGGTATCATAGCATTTCAGTTTTATATGGTTGAAGCGGTTGAGGCATTTGAGGACAAAGTCAATCCAGAGGAGCTCTTGGGGCGCGTGAAGAGTATCCTTGATAAAATAGATAACCCCGACCTGATCAATCATGTGCTGAGTATGGTTGAAAAAGATCCTGGGCAACTGGCTAGACAACATATTGCATTAAATTCATAAAGCAATAGATTTTCTATCTTCTTACATAGAGGGATGGCCAGGAAATGTCCACCAGGAGTGCTTTGTATGGATTGGAATCTTGTTACTCTTGTGGTCCTAGTGGCGCTGGGAGCCGTTGTATACTTTGGATTTCTCCATCGACCTCAGGATAAGGAAAATGAAAGTAAGAGTCAGAGTCCAAAGATCTACGTCGTGAATGCACCCGCACCGGAACCAGTCGCAGTACCCACGCCAGTTCCCGTATCTTTAGGGCCACGAGGCCCCTTTGCGGTCGCCACCCGTCCAGGCTTTTCTCAATATCAGCAAGTCGGCATTCTCACCGGCGCCGGTGGCTCCTCAGGGTCGGCCGCGCCCGATCGTACAATCCTGCCTCTCTTCGGCCGTGAACTGGATTCCCGACGCGGCAAGTGGAACTATTTTACTCGTACGGACGGTAATAATCCGGTACAGGTGCCCGTGCGCTATCGTAATCGTGTATGCGACGATGATATGGTTGGCTGTGAAGAAGTCAGTAATGATGACCAAGTTCACGTGCCCTCTCTTGGCCGCAGCTTTGCAGCCACCGTATACCGCCGAAATATATTTGGATTTTAGGCCGATTACGGTAGTAATTCCTAAATGCTTCCTGTGACTATTCTAGAGGATGTCGTTAACGGCAGATGAGACCCCGTTAGCCTGGCCACCGACTGTTGCAATTTCAGATCTGAGGACGTGTACGTCCTGTACAATTCAGGTGTTGGCGCCAAATCCCGGTACACTTCAGATCTTATCAAGACGTCAAGGAACAGGTCACGGCGACGGCGTGAATATCGAAGAAGCGAATGATGTGGGGGCTGATTACCGTGGTCAGCGATATTCGATCGATGAAGCAGTTCTCCATGTACCAGGGCTTCATGTATTTCCTGGACAGGATAAACCCTATCCAGCCGAGTATCACATTCATATGAAGACGTTCACAGCACCTATTCGTGCTCTTACAGTGGTATTTGGTGTATCACATCATAATGACTCTTTTTCCTCACCGGGCCAAGACTACTTTGCAGCTGCAGCGGCGCAACTAAATCCTGCAACTGTAGGTCAGAATCCAACTCTGGCCACACTCTTTACTCCAGGAATTAACATGATTCAGTATCAGGGCCCCGATCTGCGAGGGCGCACGGCCTCCCAGCCAGAGGTGCTTGATCCGAGCGTCAAGAATGAGCGACAGTTTCTGCTGATGCTGCAGCCCCTTCGCATTCGTGCCTCGGATCTAGAACGCATACCGCGCGAGGGTTCCCTCTCAACCAATCCAGTTGATCTTCCGGCTATAGGGATCTCTCCACAGAAAACTGTACTGCGAAATCGCATTATTGGCTACACTGTACTTGCAACACCAGGGGTTCCGACAGGGCTCAAGGGCCCCGCACAAAGTGATCCCTCCGCGAATCCTGTAGAACTTGAATGCAGACCATTGAAAGTTGTGGCCGGAAAAGACTACATAATTCATGATGCAAACGCCCCTGGCCTCAAAAGTGGCCTTGGATCTTCAGCCAAAAATCCTTCTACTGCTGCTTCTGCAGTCGAGCAGCAACAGCAGTCACAGCCACAGCCACTTGATATTATGATCCATTGTATTACGGTTCTCTTTTGCACCATGTTTGTTATGCAATTCTTTTATGCAGTCCCTTACCGTTTTTGTTTCCAAACCGAAAGCCCTGAATTTCGGGGTACTCTGTGGTGTGGTGTATTCCTAAGTATACCAATCATGGTTAGCATCATGGCCGTCAGTTATGGTGCTGGTTCTGAGTCCTAGTCCACATGATTCTCTTCCACTACAGTAAGGATGCAGATGCAGATGCGCGATATTCTACTATTGGCAATTACAGTGGCAGCGGTAATTGTAATTGTTAGGACAATAATGTACTTACCCCTCATGCAAAAAACAATAGAGGCCTTTGTAGGTGGTAAGGATACCTCCGGCTCCCAGTTAAATGCTATCACAGAGTGTCCACCTGGAGCACAGATTTATATGTACGAAGGTACTGTTTATTGTTGTGAAGGGCGTGTGAATCCGGATGCAGATACACTCGAACGTTCCTGCAAACCGGCCTCTGTAACCGGTGATCGGATGCTTTGCACACTAGGACCCTCCCGACATGGAGTCATTAACTGTCTCCAAACTATTGGTGGACAAATGCAGGAAAAGGGGCAAACAATCTGCCCCCCGGCCATGCCTAATTTCTGTAAGGGGCCGACTGGTTCGGCATCGGGAAATGGGCGCTGCTGTGCGGGGCAACCCAATGTCGGATATACGGATTGTCTCTCTGGACGACACTGTGATGTAAGTGGGGATGAAAAGGGCAATATTCAAGCAAATTTCTTCCTGGATCCCACAGATTGCCGCTTTCTACGTGCAAAGGAACTGGAGCCCAAGTGTCCGCCCAAGTATCTTCACTCGATGTCTCTCATGACATCGGGGCCCTTTTCAGGATTAACCCTCATAGGATGTTCCACGGGATCTGCTAATGAAACCAAGTATTGCTATTCAGGTGAGATATTGGGACAGCTGACGGCTCTTGGCTATGATGTATCTAGCCTAAATGCCTGTGTTACTGTCACTCCATAGGGAGGACAATGACCATTCGATAATTATACGATAGTTGTACGATAGTTGTACGATAGTCGCCGACATAAGTAGGGGACTATGGTGCGTGTGGGAATCATCACGATGCCATCGAATTCAATACCAGGCGCTGCCTCCTATATTCCGTTAGCTGTAATTGACTGGTTTCGAAATGCAGGGATAACGGTTGTACCGATATCCTATCGCCTACGGCCAAGAGATGTTCCAGCAACCTTTCGAAATATCAACGGGCTCTTTCTTCAAGGAGGCCCCCATTACGTAGCTTCTTATATGCGCCTTGCATCCCTTTTCTTAAAAGAAGCAATAGTCGCCAATCAGCTAGGTGATTATTTTCCCGTATGGGGAACCTGTCATGGGTTTCAACTACTGCTAAAAGAATTTGGCGGTCCGTGGCCACTTGAATCAATGGATTCCATGGTATGGACAGCCCCTCTTCAGCCAAATCTGAGCCCGGCTCGGATGCCTCTGATACCAGCATTGCCACTTGAATTCAGTCATCAGTTTGGAATCACACGACCTCTGTTTGAAGGATGCCCCGAACTCCAGGCATCCTTTCGTATTCTGGCCACGGCTATTGATAGACGTGGTCAAGAATATGTTGCAGCCATTGAACATCATGTGTTGCCATTCTATGGAACACAGTTTCATCCGGAACATACATCGGCCCCGGGATGGCCAGTTGAATTCTTTAAAACTGAAATGGAGAAGTCAGCTCATAATGGACCCCTACCATCCGCAGCCGTCATCAAAAGCGCAACGCGTACAAGATGTTCCTCTGAATGGGCCCCCTATCATACCGATGAGAAGCCTCCTTCTTGTCTACGATTTAGGCGCCAACTGAAAGGATTACGCCAAAAACGAACTAGAAAGCGAGTTACGCGGTGAGGCACTTCGCCTTTTGATCTAGTACAGTGCTGGGGGCCAAATTATCAGACCCCGTGGCCTTTGCAGGTTGGAAGGGAGCTAACCGAACGGTGGATGGCAATTGGGGTCGCGATTCTCCAAGAGGATAGGCGCCGGGGCCTTCACCTTCTGCCGCGGATAAGGCTCCCTGTGTCAATGCAGGAACTGGGAAAAAGGTTAGAGCGGCAGCTCCAGCTAAGAGGAACACAGCGATTAACAGCGGTGCAGTTCTCATGTCTCTACTTTAGAGCCAATAATTCTTGTGTGAGAGGCTAAATGATTCTCACATAAGGATAGGGTATGAGGCCAATTACACGAGACCAGCTATGTGCAATGAGAACTGCTGAACGAAAGGCAGAGATTAAACGCCTGATAGAGCAATATACCGCAGCCATCCGGGGTCATGTACTCGAGGTGGCCAAGTATGGCTGGAAAAATCATACGCATTTCTGGATTGTGGATGAGGTAACCGCCGCATCGGAGCTGCGACATGTGTCGGGACTCTTTTATCCATGGAGCAGTCGCTATATGCTTTCTACATCAGATCTGCGGAAGCGGCGGCCAATTCCAGAGGAGTATCTGGAGGCGTTCCTTGCCTTTATTGGAGAACAGTTTCCAGATTGCAGCGTGGAGCGTATTCAGAACTATTTGTTTATTTCCTGGTAGAACGCCGTTTTTGCTGTTTTTGCTGTTTTTGACGCCGTGTACTCTTTCGGTTTCGATGGTGGCGATGACCTCCTGCTGTTGTAGAAGCTGCAGAAGAAGCACCGCCACCGCCACCGGCACCGGCTGCAGCAGAAGCACCACCTCCTGTGGACGCCGAAGCAACAGGATCAACATAGTTTCCTCTAATACCATCAAAGGGTGCATTATCCAAGGGGCATTCTCTCTGCCCATGCTGTTTAATAGGAAGTTTCGTTAAACACTTAAAATGAAAGACCTCTGTATGGCGATTGCCACAGTCAGGGGCACAACGGAGAATACCAACCTTTTCCGTACAAATTGGGCAATCTGGCAGATTAGGACCCTCTGCATCCTGTAAGTAGCAAAAGCGAAGATCTGTCTTAGATGTCGTCTTTAGTCTGTGTGTTCTTTCATTTAAATCTCCATCAAACTGATAAGACCATACAAACATTCCCCCTGGAAATGTCTGTATATTCTCAGTTTTAAATATTTCACCCTGTCTAGGATCCACGGTATACACCCATAATTGACGATCAAAACGATCCTGATTCGCAAAAACTTCATCGGGAAGTGGGCCCGGCCTTGCTGCACATATATTATCTAACCGCCGCAGAAATGTATGATGGTTTTCTCCCGTACGGGGTTCTTTATTTAAGGCCCACCACAGAATTTTTTTCTCGGATAACAAGGTTTCTGGATCCAAATCGGTTGGGAAGGCCTGAAGGGGTGTTTCACGTGCAAGTTCAATGTAACAAGGTACTTCATCACGCATAATTAAAAACAGCCGATCTTTTTCACGTAGTAAAATCCCTTTTACTTTTCGACCAGTGCGAGGATTTAGAAATAGATAGTATCGGTCGAGTGGTGCTTCATCTGCTCGGATAGTAGGAAGAGGGGCTACAGGAGTTGGGACCACTCTAGTAGCTGTACCAGCACCAGGAGGATTCGGTCGGCGCCCTGCGGCGATATCTGCACGGATTGAATCTTCAAACGCGCTGCCTTCGGCAGGTGTCATGCCGCCACGAACCCAGCAGAAACGAACATCATCGCGATGTGTGTACGTTGTATCACCATCAAATTTATAATAAGCACCATGGCCAGAAGGTCCCTTTATTAGATTCCGCATATCAAATACTTCTTGACGAGCGAGAGCCCCGGCTTTTATATTATAGATCATGATCCTTCCATTAAAGGCTCCGGGATTCGGAAATATTAGCCGACGACTGGGCCCGGGCTCCGGATGACAGTAATTCGCTTCATGATTAAAATGATCCGTATTTCTCATAAGTTCATCCAAATCATAAAAGCGTTCAATATTAGTCACTGGCGCATTAAATATCGGTGTTGCCGCTGCCTCGGCCGCCGCTGTCGCGGTCCCTGCATTTACAGACCCACCCTGTAAGGCCTGTTCCATAAGAAGCCCCAATTCGGTGCCACCTCGCGGCCAACAGAAACGAAGAGTTGGGAAGGGCGTATAAACTGCATCCGCCGTAAATTTATAAGAATTATCCGATTGACGATAATTCCGTAAATTAAATCGTTCTGGCATGATTGGGATAGGCCGGAAAGCGAATGATTCTTTATAGACTATCATTTGATCATTATAGGAGGCGGGAAATTGCCGTACAAGCATCCTATTCGGGCCGGGTCCCATATCACATTGGGCCGCCATTTCAGGCGGATGATCTGTATTTCGCTGGACTGCTGCAGCCGATGCCATCCTCTACCAAAAGATGACAAAATATACTGATTGTGATCAGTAGTTGTAGAGTTATTATAAAATAAGTCTACAATTACTAAATATGGCCGATGTTTATGTAGTATGCTTTCTTGAAGTTCTTCTTTTATGCTGTTTCTTTTGCCGCCGAGTTTTCCTTGTTTTTCTTGATCCACCACGTATTTCATTATCACCGCGCTCATGGGGCAGTATTTCATTAGGGTTGCGACCGACACCGATAGGTGCTGCCGCAGCGGCAGCTGCAGAAGAAGCAGAAGAAGCAGAAGAAGCACCGCCACCAGCACCGCCTGCTGCCACAACAGGACTCGCAGCTGCTGCGGCAGCAACAGCAGAAGCAGCACCACCAGCACTCACTGCTTGAGGATGCGGTGTATCTCCATATAAATCAATAGGTCTATCACGAGATATTATACGATCAGGAATATGCTCCTTAAATGATACTAAATGAAGATTATCGCCAACCCATCTAGCTCTAGCCACTTTCATTTCATGTGCAATAATATAAAAATAAAAATTACCACCTATAGCATCAGTTGAGCTTATTTTATACCTATACCTCGACATGTCTAATCGCCTATCATCATCGCGCCAGGCATCATCAGTCCAGTTTGATGGTGAGGCAGTAGGGCCCTTAAGTTTGCAGAAACGTAAATCGTTAAACATTACAGGCTGCATCTTCGTAGTAAACCTATATGTACCTTCGTAAGGATCTACTTGAGTAGGAACAAACAGTTCTCCGTGTTCCCCATCCCTTGTATACACCCATATTATGCTTTTTAATCTTTCATATCTGTCACTACCAAAGATAACGCCATATAGAACCTCTGAAGAAGATATATACTCTGGTTCGCACATATCTCTAAAATGTATAGGGTAGTCCTCGAACGGAGGAGTTGGTAATTTAGTCTTGCTGAATACAAAAGTATGACGCCTTATTGGTGTACGAACAGATAACCAATTTTTTTCCTGAAATACGTATACATCCTGCCCCCCTACTCTACTAACAAGTAGGGTCCCTACTTCACGTGTGCCATCACTAAAACGAAGTACATAATCGGCCCCTGGATTAGATCTAAATGCATCAAATGCCGTCATGGGATAACGATAATCATCTGCAGCCGCAGCCGATGCCATCCTCTACCAAAAGATGCCATTATTTTTTATTCGTTTTTAGCTTTTTCGATTTCTTTTGTTTTTTCTTGGTTTGTCGAGAGCCACCACGTATTTCATTATCACCGCGCTCTTCAGGCAGTATTTCATTGGGGTTGCGGCGGCCACTTGGTGGAGCTGCAGCAGCAGGAACATCGGGACTAGCAGAAGCACCAGCACCTCCTGCCGCCACGACTGCAGCAGAAGCACCACCACTTCCACCACCGCTACCACCAGCACCACCCGCCGCCACTACCGATGCAGGTACAGGTTTAATACTGCAGATACCTGTATCATACCAAAACTTTTCCACATTATTTCCAAATGTATATTTATGTTGCGGCCTTTCTCCTAGGGGGTGGTAATCAGGAATTATACGATGAGGATCAAAGTACTCTGCCCACCTAGCTCTCGTATCACTATCATAAATCACTAATCTCTCAGGGTTTTGCCTTTTTGCAAGTACATCTAGTATACTTGTTTTAAAAACATTCTCTACCTCCTCAGGTGAAAAATGCTTTTTACATATATGTTCTAAGCCGCCTAGAACAGGAAACCGTGGAGTAGTATTATATAAATCATCATTTTTAGAAATCAGCCTATCACCCAAATAATAGTCGTAGTTAGCTCCCAACACACTGCTACGCCCATCATCGTACGACATATTCATCAACATAGCTTGATTGGGACGACGGCTGAATCTCCCTACCTCTTTTACCCTAGGTCCTGTAATCATTGCATATTTCCTGCCATTCACGGCCTGGCCGGCCTTAAGTTTGTAAATGTATGTATCCTCCATACCCTACCAAAAGATGACATTATAGGTCGGCGCCGGGGTCAGAAGTAATGATAACACTTGCAACAAAATCTGATGATAATCGTATTCTGAGCCACCGTGGCTACGCCATCCGTAAAGATGCTCTGACTCCTGGCGACACCCGCAAAATGAAAGCAGCGCTAACCGTAAAGCCCCGCGTAGCCGCCGAATTCAGTGCCGGTGTAGAGGCCTTCCCCATTTTCTTCGAAAGCCCCAGTCGGTGGTATGTTCCCCGTTTCTGGGGGCAGGAAAACCTCGGCGAACCAGAAGGAGATGCACGGCTAGAAGGTCGACCCTTGCGACCCGAACTTATCTTCAACAAAACACTCAGAAAAGAACAAGAGCCAATTGTCGCATCCTTCAAGGACGGTGGCTACAATGGTCTCATCTGTGTACCCTGTGGCTTCGGCAAGACCTTCATGGCCATCTGGTTGGCGCTGCAGATTAAGAAACGATTCTTGATTGTAGTGCATCAGGAGTTTCTTCTCGATCAATGGAAGAAAGAGCTCGAAGGCTCAGTACCCGGCATCCGCATTGGTGTTATCCAACAGTCCCTTGTGCAGACCGGTCTTAGAGCTCCAAAGGAACTCACGATTTCCGAGCTGAAGGAGCGGCTCCGAAGTCATGGCCTCAAAGTGGGCGGCACCAAACCAGAACTCCTTGCGCGGCTTCGAACCGTCGAACCCGAAGAAGAACCAGTCGAATACGACTGCACTATTTGCATGATTCAAACAGTGGTCAGCCGCGAGTGGCCAACCGATGCCTTCAGCGGATTTGGCTTCACTATTTTCGACGAATGCCACCATCTCGGCGCAGAGCACTTTAGCAAGGCTCTTATGTCCATTCAGACGAAACATATGCTGGGTCTCTCAGCTACTCCTGAACGACTGGATGGACTCGAACACGTTTTCAAGTGGTTTATCGGCCCCGTGCGCTATCAGATTAAAGTACGGGATCCCGATACATCCGTAGCCGTGAAGGTGATTCGATTCACGAGTGCCGATGACGAATACGCAAATGAACCCCGCGACTGTCGTGGTGAGATTTCTCGCCCCGCCCTTTGCAATCAATTAGCCTCCTATGAACCGCGCACCCTGGCTATCTGCGATGCGCTAGAACCTGCGCTGCGAGAAGGGCGTAAGTTACTCATCCTCTCCGACCGTCGCGGCCACTTGGAGGCCTTTGATGCCGAATTTCAGAAACGCGGACTGACCTCCACAGGCTACTATGTCGGTGGAATGAAGGCGGCGGCAAGGGATCTCTCTGCTACCAAACAGATTGTCCTGGCCACCTTCACCCTGGCAGCGGAAGGCATGAACATTCGGGATCTGAATACGATTGCTCTCGTAACACCTAAGAGTCGCATTGAACAAGCCATTGGGCGCATATTTCGTCTCAAAAAGGAGGAGCGAACCTTTCAGCCTCTCATCTTTGATATCATTGATTTGCCCCATGATGTGTGTGTTCGTCAATATAGGAAACGTAGGGCCTTTTATCGGCAGTGCGCCTACCAGATTGAAGAGGGTATTACCTCCATTGCGGATGGGCCGATGGATGAAGGTGAGGATATTGTTGAGATGGAAGATAAACCAAAGCCCCTTTTCCGTACCTAGTTACGACGGCTTTTTCTTT